GTAAGAGTATCAATAGCTGTAAATGTCGCTCCATAACCAGGAGCAGCTGCTGTTGTAGTGTTCGTTCTAGATATATTAGCGTGGTTAATAGTAATAGTCTCATTACTACCTTGGTTAGTAGTAAAGTTACCACCTGTGATTAAGTCTGTACCAGCTGTAAGCGTGATAGTGGCGTTTTCAATATCACCAGTAACAGCTAACGTACCAGACTTAGGACCTGTAAACTCCCACTGATCAGTACTTTCATTAAACTGGAATACCGCATTTGCAGAGCTGCCGCGTTCTACTTCAATACCAGATCTAAGAGTTGTTGATGGAGTACCTGTTTGATTCTTATTAAGAGTAATAATATTATCTTCTATAAGAAGAGTGTTGGTGTCGATAGTAGTAGTTGTACCATTAACTTGTAAGTTACCAGTAATTGATAAATCACTAGTCACTGTAAGATCTCCAGTAACATCTAAATCACCACGTGCAACAGTATTACCAGCAACAGTTAGATTATTATCTACAGAGAGCGCAGTAAAGTTAGCACTGTCATTTTCTAGAGCAATAAGCTGCATATCATTAGTTGTACCAGCTTGCCATCTATCTAATGATTCGTTCCATACTAGCTGAGCACTGTCTGAAGTACCTCTATCAATTGATATAATTCCGTTTTGTACAGGTGTTCCAGATGTACCGTCTGCCATTTTAAATTCATGAGCAGCAATCTTTGTAGCACCAGATAATACTATATCTCCAACAACATTAAGATCATTAGTAACAGTTAAGTTATTACCTATAACAACATCATCAGGTAAAGAAACCGTGGCTGATGATCCTTCACCAGCACTGTGTACTACTGTAATTTCATTTGCTGTTCCTGAAATACCTGACATATAGTTACCAGTAGTTTCAGTTCCAAGTATAACACCGTTATTTTTAATTGTAACTACACCTGAGCTAACCGCAAAGTTATCTGAACTAAACGATGCAACACCTTTGTTAGATGTTGTAGCAAGCTCACCAGCAACTGTGATAGTATTACCAGAGACTGTTGTGTCTATACCTTCACCAGCTGTGATAGTAAATGTTTCTCCAAGATTAACTGCATTAGCTGTGCCAGAAGAAGCAGCGATGTTAATAAAGCTATTGTCTATCTGTGTGTTACCGATTGAAGCAATCGATACAGCTCCAGATGTTACATTAAAGTCTGCTGTAGCGAATGATGCAATACCTTTGTTGGTTGTTGTAGCATCTTCTCCAGTGATGTTAATCTTATTGTTTGATACTGTAGTGTTGATACCTTCGCCAGCTTCAAATGTGATTGTATCACCTAGCGTAATATTATCTGTTGATCCAGTTTCAGCTGCAATCTTTAGAGCCCATCCAGTAGATGTTACATTACCAGTGATATCTAAATCACCACCAATGTTAGTATTACCTGATGCTTGAACTATGTTTGTAGCACCTACAGTAAATGTAGTACCATCAAATGTTAATGTAGAAGCATCTTCTAATTCACCGCCAGTACCTACAATAACAATTCTGTTATTAGTTAGATCTTCAATCTTAGCTGTGGCTATTGTAGCAGATGTGTTTACATCTAGAGTATTAGATACTGTAATATCATCTGCAGATACAGTGTCAATATTACCTGTACCATGAACATGTATATTACGCCATTGCTGAGCATTTGAACCTAAGTCGTATGTATTATCTGTATTAGGAATAATATGAGAGTTAACATCAGCTGAGAATACAACATTGTCTGTATTTGCATCACCCAGCGTAACTGATCCATTAGAACCAGCTTTCATATTAACAACACCGTCTACAGTAAGAGTGCCATCTACTTGTAGGTTACCCCCAATGTCCACGTTGCTATGAACGTCTAAATCGCCCTTTACAGTGTTAGTAGCACTAGAGTCCCTCATATGTAACTTAGCTGAGTTAATCAGTGTATCGTTAATTGAGTCTAGTCTTGTATCTAACTCTGCAATTGCAGTTGATACTGTACTAGCAGTAGTACCCATAGCAACAGAAGTTATTGTTCCTAACTCTGCATCATGTTCATTAATCGCACCGACTACATCAGAGTCTTCTGTGGTTGTAAGATTACCTCTCCAACCCACATCAGCTGAGATGATGTTAACCTTCTCTTGAAAGGTCTTTACTGTATCACTAATGTTTACAATTTGCTTTGGCATATCTTACTTCTCTGCTAATTTTGTCAGTAAATCTTTTATAACACTCATATCATTCTTAAGTTGATCCACGTCAGATTTAAGTTCTCTTTGTTCTTGTTGTTCTAGTTGCTGTCTATGCTTTCTTTCTCTAGCATTGTTAGCCTCTGTACTATTTATACTAATAACAGCACCGGTATTCATATCACGAACAAGATCAGTACGACCTTCTACTTTCATTCTACTCATATTACACAGTCAACGCTATAGCTCTTAGGTCACCAAAGGTTGTTACTTTAGCACTGTTAGTAGATTTCATAACAACCTTTATTTGAAATTGATCAAAGTCACTTAAGTTACCCCCAATACCTCCTGGAAGGTATCTATAGTCTCTAAACACTGTTGGATTATCATCTGATGGCATTGCCACTTCTGGAGCAATTAAGGTATAGTCTTGATCTAACAGTCTTCCTCCACTATTAGTTCTATAGTATACATCAAATGAGCATGCTGACGGTTTATTCGCTGCCAACATAATCTTCAACCCTTTAGCTTTTTCAGCTAGTGTTACAGGTCTTGTTAAGTGTTTAGCAAGAGTTGTACCACCACGAGCATTTGTTTCAGCAACGACGCTTAGAGCATTGTTATTATCAATTCGATTATGAATTGTAGTAATTGAAGTACGTTGCATATCAATTACAGGTGAGACATAATCAGATGAGGTGCTCATATTAATTTTAAAGGTTGATGCTGGAGCACCGTTTACTATATTAGCAGTTGCGTTTCTTTGAGATGCTAGTAACTTAGGTGTTTGAAAGAATACGTTTCGTGCAATTGGATAAGGTGCATAGGTAGTCTCTTTTTGATAAGCAGTTTCACTTCCTCCTAAGGATTGTCCAGAAGTAAGTTTTCCACTCGCGCTAATTAGAGTTGATGGAGGTAGAATATTTTCTACTCTAAGCATCATAGCTTCAAACATATTTTGTCTTTCAACAGTAAAGTTACCACCACCAGTCGTAGCTGATGTCGCGTTACCGCCTGCATTAAACGTAAAGTGATCACCGTCAATAGAGGTTACAGTTCTCACACCATTGATATTATTTGCTGAAATTCCACCCACTGAAGATGCATTAGCAATATTAACAGTATCACCAACTATAAACCCATGATCCCTACAAAAGATCTCAACTTTATCTGGATCTACTGTCTGTGTCTTAATAGTATTTCTAAGATTAACATTTGGAGTTGGACTGTTTTCTAAAATTGCTGCTCCGCTAGGTTGGAAAGAAGCTCGACTTAACTTAAAAGTTAAATCTTTAGTTTGATCTGGTTCCCATGTTTTACCATTTTGAGATTTAAACAATGATCCTAAAGTAGCTTGCTTAACTAATCTACGCTCAGTTGAGCCTAGTAAGAATTCTCCTGCTTCTGCAACATACACATTGTATTCATTTGAATCAGATAGAAGAACAATACTAAAATCTGTATTGCCGCTAATATATACAGGCTCTTCAAATGTAAATGTTGTTATTGCAGACCCGTCAGCAGATACAGTAATTGCACTTGGTGGTTTAAATACTGTAGATCCAGGAACAATAGCAGACGCTGAAGGAACTCCATTGACCATTGGTCTTAGCTGCGCTACAACTGGAGTCCCACCAGCTGCTGGTTTGGATTGAAATCTTACATGAATACTTGTTATAAAACAACCAGTAGTTTCTTGTACTGTAAATGACTGAGCCAACGGATCTTTACCAGCACTTGTACCTGTACCTGGAGGTCCGCCTGGAGTAACTGTTGGCGGAGCCGGCGGCCAATTATTATCACCAGGATTATTATTATTGTTATTACTAACGGTAGTAACAACAGATCCTAAATTAACAGTATTTTGAGTTACCATTAAATCTACAATTCGAGTTGACAAGACCGTTTGTTGTCTATGTATCGTAATGCCTTGTGCGTAATATTTCGAAGCTGCTAAAGATGTACAATCTTCTTCATTATTCGCAGTAATATCAATTAGAGTAAATGTTTTATCACCAGTAGCAAAGTTTATTGTGTTTGTGTTAGGTAAGAAGAACGAACCTTCTAATCTACCGTTAACATCTGTTAATAGAGTAGTTGTAGGTGTATCCGGATGCTGAGTAATATCATTATACCCTGAAGAGTAATCTACATTATTAGCTGATGATCTAGAAAATGTTTCTTGTTTCACCCAGCTAGCTACACTTTTATTACCAAAGAATGGATAGTGTCTTGTATTAGGTTTTAACCCTTGAGCTCTAAAGAAAATCTTACGAGTTCTCATAAAGGGAATAAATGTTCTATTAACTTCTACACCTTCTTCATCTATAAATGTAGTGCTTGTCGTAATACCTTGAACCTGAACAGATTGATCTGTACGGAATTGAGGTGTAGTAACTGTATTACCTGTTCTCACTCCAGCGCCAGATTGTGTTCCACCAACCTGAGTATCACCTAACTGATCTCCAACTTCTAAAGTGGTTGCCCCAGACCAATTGAAACTCCAATCATCCCAAATCTGACCAGAAACATTACCTTGTTGGAAACCACCATCAACAACAATTGGTTCAACAAATTCTGTTTCGAACCATTCGTCGGATGCTGGAGAGAGCTCCATGAACCCTCGCTTCTGAACAACTGCAAACGGATTAACATTTTCAAAAGTTGTCATAAAGGATTGATCAATATAGTCTACTTCATTATAGTTCAAGAATATATTATCACCTTTGATAATAATATTGTCATTCTCTACATGATCGCTATCATAAAACAGATTTGTGTTTCTGTTTGTAAACGTAGGTCGCATTTGTGTACGGGAAGGATCAATAGCAGCTTTATAATCTGGTGATACTACAAAAGATCTAGATTGGTCTTTAAAGTTATCTACAAAGAATCCAGATTTATTTCTGCTTAGTCCTGCTGAGTCAAACACATCAAACTGAGAAGTTTCAAGCTCAAGTAAAGTAAGAGCTGTTGTTTCCTCTAAACTTGAAACACGTTGTTCAAGCCTACCAATGTCAGCCATTGTAAATCGTTTGTATGTTAACATTTTACTGTTGATATCATTATCATCTATAACATAAGGATTCATTGTAACATTAAATAAATCCATTGCATTCTCTGGTGACTTAGGCAATTTAGGCTCTACATCCGCTTCACCACGTACTACTCTAATACCACTATTAACGTCAATTACTACTTTAGCTGCTTGCCCTTCATAGTAGTTAACATCAAATGTAATAAGATCAGTAGGTCTAGGTAATTCGTTAATTATTGCTCCTGAACCAAATGTACCAGTAGCATTAACAACAGGTCTAAAGTCTAACACGTTTCGTAGATTAATAACTTGTCCATCTGCTTTAGTAAAGTTTGGAATATTTTCATACTCTACTTGACCAGTATATGAGTTAACCCCGAAGAAGTCACCACCAGCACCATGAGCAAAATGTTTATATTTAACATATACAGAAGCTGGAGGAGTGTTTCCTGATATTAGCTTCAATCGACCAAGATCATAAAAGTCATCTCTTTGACCATTATCATTTTCGAATATTGCAGAAATATCATCCCCATCTGAATCAACTGCTTTTATTGTATCGAATGAGAATATATCAGGCTTATCTAGAGTAAATCCTGTTATTGTTCCTGAACCATTACTGTCAGCTTGGGTCGCTGTTGTAAAGGTTTGAGTTCGATTTGTTAAGGTTTTAGATCTAACAATTCCAGCAGATTTATTAACATATGCTAATACTTCAAACGGGTTTTGATTTAAGCCACCATTAACGATACTTGCTGATTGAGATCCGGCTCCTGTGACAGATGCTGTAACATCAACTGCTGAATCCCCAGCGCCCATAGTCCATAGAGTCGTGTCAGAAAATGTTTCTCCAGTAGCAGTCAGAGAAATTGTAGCCTGTCCACTAGCATTTGTTGTAGTGGAGAATCTACGTTGTACTGTTAATGATATGTCTGAGATAGATTGTGGTCTTGTCGTAGGAAGATCAAAAAGTAAGGAACTACTTGCAGCGTCTTTGAGAACCGCTTTATTAATCTCAAGTATTAGATTCCAAAAGTCTGTTGCACTACTTCCGATTGATTTTACATCAGCAAAGTTCTGGCCAGCATTCATTGCAATATCAAATAGATATAGTCTATAATTAGCACCATCTTCTTCTACATGTCGGACTCTTGCTGTACCTATAGTTGAACCACCATGGGTCACAGCGGAACGTAAATTCATAATCTGGAATTCGTTAATATTAGGAATTCCTTTATTAGCAGCAGATACAATAATATAACTACCATAGTTAGCTGCAACTACTTGATTATTCTCAGATGAAATAGTTCGTGGTTTAGGTACTGTTATAACTGTCTCTCCAGTACGAGATGCTCTGTATCCATCTACATATGCAACACCTGGACTTAGTATAAAATCTATCTTAGTGTTATCTGAGTCATTAGTTTCAAATAACAATTCAAATGGTTTAACAATGTAATCTCCTGATTCTTCTTTTGTACGCCGCGCCATAACATTGTCTATCTCATTATAACTATCGATTGCAGTTACTTGAGATGTAACTACACCTTGTACAATTTGAGCTATTTCAATATAATTTTCGTCAGAATCTATCTCATCTCTTGTAGCGATTTCAAGAGCGATTCGGTATCTATCAGCGCCTGGAGATGCAAGGTTAGGAGTAGCACCTTGATTATCAAATAATGCATTGTTATCTGAAGATGTTACAATATCTTGCGTGACTTTAAAACCTAAACTCTTAGTTGGTGTATTAGAATATTTTGAAATAATTTTTGATTGCTGCTTAGCAAAAACAAAATGCTCTTCAGCAAAGAAGTCACCACCATGGATAGATGCTCTGCACCCTTGTCCTACTGCTGGATTAGTTACTGTGTTAGTTGTTTGAACAGTTAATGTAGCTGAACTTCCAGTAATCTGATCACCAGGCGCAACTCTTACTGGAGAAGCACCACTTGTGCCGCTCGATGTATTTGTATATGCAACATATAGAGTAGCAGGATCTGAACCTACAGCTGGTACAACTTCTATAACTCTGAATGAAATTGCACTTGCAGATGTAAACTCAACCCCGACTAAGGTCGATATATCAGAGGGTAGTTGGTTTGAAGAAGTATCTAATTTTACAAATTCGTATTCTGTGTTGATAGTTATTCCACCTGGGTTAATGGAAGCTCCTTCTTTAAAGAGATGTCTACCTAGTCTGCCCAACTCTTTTTGCATAATAGTTTGCAACTGAGTAAGCTCACGAGCCTGCAATGCACGGCCACTATTAAATAGAATCCTGTGGAAGTTGTCGCTGTCTTTAAAATCATCTCTGTAAGTAGATGAGAATATTTCGGATGTAAATGCTTTTACCATATTAGTCTTCCATTAAAGTTGGATAATAATTTTTATATCTTCTGTTTGATCTGCTGATCTTTGTATTGCTGCTCTATTATCTATATACATTACTTCACCTGTAGATATGTCTATATCACCGTTTATGTAAGCATATGAATCACCATCTACTCCAGATGCATCAAGTGTTCCAGCTCCAGAGCCGTCAGTTTCGGATATAACTTCACCTTCAACAAACGGTTCAAACCTAGTATCAGAATCTTGAATATACCAAACTTCATCTGAGTCTGATTTTACTACATAAGCATTAGCTAAAGATGTAGCACCGCGAATAGTTTTATCTGCTGAGAAGCTTGAACTAATATTTGCGAACTTCATACGTCTTAATGCGTTGCCAGTAACACCTGAGTATAAAGCATCTGAGTCTGGTATTTCTATATTTTTAACAAGTGTAACTTGTCTAAAGTCATTTCCAATCACCCAGTTAGAACCTTCATCTCCAGCAGGTTTAGCAGTAAACATCATCGCTGTTGCTTTAAGATCGTCTCTTGGATCAGCACCGAATCCAGCTGCAGGTCCGATAATAGGTCTTGCATTGGCACCAGAACCATTACCTCCAGTAATTTTTACATAAGCTTGTGTAAAGTTTCTACCGTGAGCTTTATTTCCGTCAGAGTCTTTAACATTAATTTTTGTTACAGCGCCACCACTTACAGTAGCAGTAGCATTTGCAGCTACTCCGTTACCTATAATTTCAACTGTAGGTACAGTAGTATAACCAGAACCTCCAGATAATACCTGATACCCTACAACTTCTCCTGGAGAAGCTGCGTTTTGAATACCCACCTGCTCAACATGATCTGCAGCATCATCAGAGTCAAATGGCCCAAAAACAGTTACTGGCATAAAGTTAGCAGATAAAAACTGTGATGCTCTCAAAGCACCAACCGAGTATAAAAACTTCCATACATATCCATCAGCAGTTTCGAATGCTGTGGTAAGAGTACCAGTAGGTTTAACTGTTGATGTAACTGATTGACCTAAAGCTGTTTGACCTGCTTCAAGACAAACATATACGTTATTTTCATCTGTAATAACATAAAAACTATTTGTTGGATGTCCTACTGAGTTATCATTATAAGCTTGATAGATAGCTCCTAATGACCATGAGTATCTAGGGATAACAAATGAATGTGCTTCAACATTCTTAATAGCAGTCATATTATATTGAGCATCACGTATTGTTCGAATAGCATTAGTAGGAGTTGGAGCAGTATCATTACTATTCCAATCAATAGGTCTACCTACAGAGACATAATAATTGTTAGCTGCGCTATCAATATCTTTTTGAAGGTTTAAAAGAATCTCTTTTTTGAATCTATCTGTAATAATTGCTGGCATGTTATATCTCTTATGCTGTTATATAGTATAGTGCGTCAGTGTCACTTGATGTATACAATTTAGGCATCATTAACATCCACCCATCTGTATTATCAATCCATACACAGTTTACTATACCGTATTGTTTTACTGTAAAGCTAGTACCGTTAAAAAATGTTGTAGGAGTCACGGTAACAGCTCCTGCAGCTCTATTAACAAATGTTTTTGTTTGTCCTACTTCAGTACCATCAGCTAACGTAGATGTAGATGTAGTACCTAAGTTAAATATAGACATTGTTCGTGCTAAACTAATAGCTTGAGCATTAGCGTTAACAGTCTCTGATTTATATGTTACACCTGTCTGTATTTCTACTAGACCTGTACCAGTACCTGACAATCCTAAACTAACATTAGTGTCTGTACCTACTGCTGCAACCTGAGGAACTCCTGTTGTAGCTGCGTTACTAATCTGAATCTCATTTACAGCAGAAGCTGTAGGAGCTAGTTTTATTATTTCTGCACCATTAACATCATTTATTGTTGATAAAATATTCGGAGCAGATATAATAGGGGTAGTTAATGTTTTATTAGTTAACGTTTGAGTATGATCATTAAATACGAATGTATCACTGTCTGTTAGAAGAGGTAGATTAACATTTCTGTCTGCAGCTAATTCTTTAACTGTAAATACATACTGATGATCTAAACTTGTATCATTAATCTGAGGTAAAGTTAAAATAGGATCTGTTAAAGTTTTATTAACAAGAGTCTGAGAACTACCAACAAGAGCAACAACACCACTTTGATTAGGAAGATCAATCTCAACTTTAGCTGAACCTTCAATAAATCCTAATACTGTATTATGTGTTAGTCCGTTATAGACTAATCCACTATCTGCTAAAGACATCTTTGAGGTAACCTGAGCACTGTCACCACCTAAAAGTTGGTACAATTCTCCAAAGTTATCATTTATTTTACCGGCAGCGATCCTGAGCGTATCGCCTGTACCATCATTGGCTGTAGTGCCTTTATTAATGTTTTGTCTTGCCATTGCTAAGTCCGTATCTGTGGTTAGTTTTATTTATAATGGTTATTATGCTGAATCTGAATCATAGTAAGTATATTTAACTTCATCCATAGTATCGAATACTGAACGATCCTGACTGAATCTCTGAACTCTACTATCTAGTCCAGCTGAATCTTCGTCCATTGTTGGGCTAGTAGT